GTGACGACGAACTCCATTGCACTTTTTGTGGTAGCTTGCGTGCTGATTATGTGCTCACTGTTATGGCTGCTGGAAAATGTACGCTAGGGCCTACGGATAAATCCTATAAAGTTTATGTTGATGTTCCAGAAGATCATGTGACAAGTAAATTTTACTTTCAACATCTTTCAAAGCCACAGCGCCTCAGGTTTATAGATCTATACAACATGAAACCAAGAATATTCAGATTTGGATATCCATATGGATTTTACGTGATGCCTTACTTTATGGAGAGAAAAGACGATGTGGGATTACCGGGCTAAGGTGCATGATGTTACCGACGGTGATACCCTCGTTCTACTCATAGATCAAGGGCTTTACAGTAGACAGCAAGAGGCTATTAGATTATTGAACGTAAGCGCTCCTGAACATAATCAACTTGGTGGTATGGAAACTAAAAAGTTCGTAACGGATTGGTTACTTTTTCGTAATGCAAATTTTGAGTGGCCACTAAAAGTTGTTACCGTAAAGAACACATCTATTGAACCGATCGAAAAGAGAACGTTTACCAGATACCTTGGTACAATTTATGATATTGTAACTGGACGTTGTCTAAATGACGACATTAATGAGTTCTTGATAAGTCACCCCGAATGGGGAAGTGGTATGTAATGGATGATGACGAGATCATCGCCGAGCTAGAGGCTCATGTAGAAGAAAAGGCTCTTACTTTCAAAGAGGCGATGGAGCGCTATGAGCTAGTCGGCGCGAATTACGATCCGGTTCATGGGTCATATATTATTATGACCGAGCGCGATCCTAAGATGTCTACGAGTACAGCGTTTCAGGAGATGGGTTATGCTTCGCCATCTCCGTTTACGTCGTGGACTCGTGACGAGCGCGTTCCAGAATTAAGAGATAAACTCGGTATCCGGAAATACTACGACATGAAGCGTGCAGATGGCACGGTGCGGGGTGCTCTAAGGCTGCTGAAAACTCCTGTTATGGCTGCGCGTTGGTTCGTAGAACCCGCAAGCGACTCTACGATCGATCAGAATATAGCTAAGTTTGTTGAAGACAACTTGTTCGTCAAGCTGAACAATCCATGGTATCGGGTTCTGGAAGATGCACTTCTCATGTGTGAATATGGCTACATGCCATTAGAGAAGGTATACACCCAAGATACAGATGGCAAGATTGTTCTTAGAAAACTCGCTCCTCGACACCCGTTGGATATCCAGGAATGGATTTACGATGATGCTGGTGGTCCATCCTCAATTATTATGGATCCCACAGAGGCTAACGGTTGGGACGAGATAAAGATTCCGATTGAAAAGCTTGTTGTTTTCGTGCTTGAGCAAGAAGCTGGTGACATGCGCGGAATTTCGATTCTACGCAGCGCGTACAAGCACTACTACTACAAGGACACACTCTACAAAATCGATGCGATTCAGAAAGAACGTCACGGTATTGGCATCCCGATCATTAAGTTGCCTCTAGGTTTCTCTGATGCGGATAAGCGACTGGCCGAAGATTTAGGACGTAACCTACGGACGAACGAACGTGCACATATTGCCATTCCTGAAAACTGGTCAGTAGAATTTGCCAAGCTTGAAGGGCAGCCGGTAGATTGCCTTACCTCAATCGGGCACCATGACGACCGCATTATGACAAATATTCTCGCGCCGTTCTATGATGACAGCAACGCAAAAGAAGATTCAATGCAAATGTTCTACAAGGCTACCCGCTACATTGCGTTCACTGTGGCCGAAACGTTTAATCGTCACGTCATTAAGCAACTCGTAGACTTTAACTATTCACGAGGTCAGTATCCAATTCTACGCGCTCGGCGCATTGGCGAATGGGAAGACGCGAGAACTGCATCGTTTGCCACTCGTAACTATGTTGGTGCCGGTATTATTATTCCCGACAATGCACTGGAACACTTTATTCGCAAAGAGCTTGACTTGCCTGCACCAGATCATGCTACAGCAAGGGTGCAAGCAACCCCACAAAACCCATCAGGAGCAGTTAAGATAGGTCCAGAAGATGTTATAGGATCTGAGTCCGGAAAGCCAACTCCGCCAGGACCACCAAAAGTTGGTCCACCGCGTCAGGCGGCGGCTAAACCGAATTCTCCTGGACAGAAAAACACTGGTGTGGACAAGTCTGGAAAAGCCGAAGGGAATTAGGGTGATATTATGAGACCTGATCCGCCCCTGTCGGTACGCCAACGAAGATTGGCAGAACACCGACAGGTGACAACGCTCCGACAATCTCGCGAGACGCTGCTGTCTGACCGTATGGTTAGAGGTTTCAAGAAGAACGCTACACGTATTGCTAAACGCCAGGGCATACCTTACGATAGGGCTGCCGCCATACTGGCTGCGTCCTCACGGCGTGCCTCGGCGTCAGCGCGCAGACGCAATCCGCGCTTAAATCGGGTCAAAGGTAAGAAGGCTGGCTCATGACAGTAACAGCTAACTACCTAGTAGATGCTACGGGACTATCGTTTGCAGATGCTAATTCGTCTCTTACATGGGTCCACGCGCTACCTCTAGGTTCTTACAAGCACCCAACATACGGCACAATTGATATCACACCGGAACGTGCTCAGCGTTTCGTAAGTTCTGTTAAGAGCAATGCTCGCGGCATTGAACTTAGCATTAACTATGAGCACAAAAATGATAGCGGTGCTGCCGGTTGGGTAAAGGATGCGGAAGCGCGCTCTGATGGCGTTTGGCTTTCCGTAGATTGGGTTCCAGACGCCGCAACAGCCTTAAAGGATAAGAAGTGGCGTTATTTCTCTGCCGAGTTCGACGATGAATGGACCGATCCGCAGGGCACCAAGCACACCGATGTTATTGTAGGTGGGGCCATTACAAATCGTCCGTTCATGAAGAACCTCGTACCCATTAATCTTTCCGAAGCAACTATGAACAACGCTTTCGAGCTTGTATCTATTGTAACCGGAAAGGATCTAGACTCCTTGAAGGGAGGTAACATGCCACTTTCTGAGGAAGACCTCGATAAGATTGTCACTAAGCTATCTGAAAAACTTTCACCGAAGCCAGCAGATCCGCCAAAGCCAGAAATGCCTAAGCTTTCCGATATTCCGGAACTTAAAGCGTTGGCCGAGGAAAACCCTATGGTTAAGGCACTCATTGAGCATGTAGAGTCTCAGAGTGTAAATTTGGCTGAAAGTGCACAGAAGCTCAAGGAAGCCGAGATCGAGCGTCAACTTGCAGACTTTGACCGTTCGAAGATTGTTCTTACTCCTATGGCAAGGGAAAAAGTTGTTAAGATTATGAACCAGATGCCACAGGAACTCTCTACTGAATTCTTCACTCTACTGCAAGAGCTAAAGAAGAGTTCTGCGTTCCTTGTCGAGTTGGGCGAGCGCGCTGGTACTACGGTAAATTACGGTTCTCCTAAATCTGCGGCTAAGCAATTCGATGAAGCTACTACGAAGGTTATGGGCGAAGCCAAGCTTTCGTACACTGACGCAGTTGAGCGCGTTGCCTCCGAGAATCCTGCATTGTACAAGCGTTATCGCGCTGAGCAGTTTGAAGGGGTGAATCGCTGATGGCAGGATCAGGCTCCAACTTTGTACTTGACAAGGGTTTTCTAGTCCTTTCAACGTACAACTCATCTGCGGCCGCAGGTGTCCTTGCGTTCCGTTGTGTGAAAGCTGACACTGTTACAGGTGTTATTGACTTGAACGCTACTGCTACAGTCGCCAATATTGGTGTTGTTCAGGAACCAGTGGATCAGGTTAAGGTTGCGACCGGAAAGGTCGTAGCGGATGTGCGCGTACTTGGTATTTCTAAGGTTCGTGTCTCTGACACACCTGGCGCCATCGTTATAGGATCCAAGGTAGCTGCTAGTGGCACAGCCGGTAACGCCGGTGGTGTAAAGCTGGCTGTTGCTACCAACATTCCTCTTGGAATCTGCGTAGGTCTAACAGGTACCGTAGCTGCTGGTGACCTGATTGACGTACTGCTGACTCCTGGAATGCCGGTCCTGTGAGTTTTGAAGGGAGGGAAAACTAAATGGCTTACAATCCTAGCGGGTCAGGCAACGTTCACGTCGATCAGGTTCTTACCAACATCAGCGTGGGATGGCCTAACAACGGTTTAGTCGGAGAGAGATTGCTGCCTTCTGTGAAGGTTATGAAGCAGTCTGACAAGTATTACATCTTTGGTCGTGAAGGATGGCTTCCCGAGGATGACAACCGCGCGCCTGGTACAGTGGCAAACGAGATCATCGGTCTTGCCGTTTCAACTGACACATACTACGCACGCGAACACTCCCTTCAAATTCCGGTGACGGATGAAGAAAGAGAGAA